AAATAATATGGCAAAACAGAAAAAAGACGCCCCAGAGCAAGAGCCCTCCACAGAGTCCGGCAAGATGAAGGTCTTGGACCAAATCCTTAAGGTAAATAAAGACCACCACTATGCATTTGATAATACTATTGATTATGTAGTAAGTAGTGGAAGTTTGACTATGGATATTGAAATGGGTGGAGGAATTCATCCGGGAATTATTAGATCTAGTGGTATAACGGAGGGTGGGAAAACGAGTAATGCTCTTGCTTTCGGCAGGAATTTCCAATTGGTCAATCCAGAAAAAGGTTGCATCATTTACATCAAATCTGAAGGGCGACTCAGTGAGGCAGTCATAGCCCGGTCTGGGGTAGATACTGATCCAGCTAAGTGGAGAGTAATTCCTACTAATGATTACGAATTTGTGATTGACACCATGAGGGAGCTTATCAAAAATAATGATGAAGGCAACCGATATTTCTTTGTCATTGATAGCTTGGATGCTTTGGTCCCTCGAAACGACTTGGCCAAATCAGCCATGGAGGCGAACAAGACCGCTGGCGCAGCCCTACTAACCGCAGACTTGCTGCGTAAGATGGCGGCAGCCTTCTCCTCTCGGGGCCACATCTGCTTCCTTATCTCTCAGGTCCGCTCTACGATTAAAATCAATCAATACGAAAAGGGAGACCCCAAGGTTACTAACGCAAGCGGCGGAAACGCCGCCCTCCACTATTCGGATTGGATTCTGGAGTTCCAGCAGCGGTGGAAGGGCGACTTGATTTTCGCCGGGGCCAAGCAAGATGGCAACCCAGTGGGCCACTGGTGCAAGATCATGTTCCGCAAGACCACCAACGAAAAGACTGGGCGGGAAGTCAAGTACCCTATCAAGTACGGCAGGACCAATGGAACCAGTGTCTGGGTGGAGTACGAGATTGTAGACCAGCTACTAGCTTGGGAGTTCGCTCACGCCAAGGGGGCTTGGATCACCATGACAGACGAGCTTGTGGCAGAACTTGCAGCAGTAGACTTGGTTTTGCCTAAGCAGCACCAAGGAGAAGCTAATCTAAAGAACTTCCTAGAAGAAAACCCCAAAATCACCTCTTACTTGTTTAATAAATTTATTGGAGTGCTCAAGAGGTGAAACTTTATAATATATATGGTAAAGCTGTAAGCAAGAATGTGTCTAAATATTTAATTGATTGGGATAAAGCTTCTCGTTCAAAAATTCAATTCAAGACAAAGCAATTCCTTAAGAAATATTGGGAAAATCACATTGTCTACGAGGAGTTTCCTGTCTATGGGTCGCTTTTAAAAGTTGACTTGATCAACGCAACGCGCAAGATTGCTGTGGAAGTGCATGGGCCACAGCACTCTGCATTCAATAAATTTTTTCATGGCGAATCTAGATTAAATTATCTTAAGTCAATCAAAAGAGACGTTGCCAAAGAAAATTGGCTTACTCAGAATAAGTTTACCCTTGTAGAGATTTATCATGATCAAGTAGACGGCTTAAACGAAAAATTCTTTAAAGAAAAATACAACATAATCTTGTAATGCTCATTTACTCGCTGCAAATAGAAAAATATGTCTTATCTGGTTTGGTTAGGCATCCAGATTCATACGCCGATATAGAAAGTTTCATCTCAGAAAATGATTTTGTTAATGAAGTCCATTACACTATCTATTGCGTTTTTAGGGAGACCTTTAATAAAGGCGAGCAGGTAGACAAAGTTCTTATTGCTCAAAAAGCTAAAAATCTAGGCATCACATTTAAAGATCAAACTATTGATATCTTTAATTATGTTAGTAGCATTTGTTTGATTCCAACTACTAAGCCGGGACTTATTGAAGCGGCGAAAGAACTATTGAAGTTGAGAATCCGCAGAGAAATCGAGCAGACTGGAGACGAAATTAAGAAGTTCGCTCACAACTGCGCGGAAAAGCCCATTGAAGAAATCATCACGGAATCAGATAAGATTTATAACGATAAGATCTGTGTCTACGCTAATGAAAACAATAAACCAGAAGATGTAACTTCTAATATCATTGAGATTATTGAAGAGCGTGGAAACAATCCTATTTCTGAAAATGGCCTCCAAACTCCATACGATAATTTCAATCGTCTATATGGCGGGATTCGCCCCGGCAATCTTTATGCTTGGGTGAGCCGACCAAAGCACGGCAAGTCTACAATCCTTAACGATCTTGCTATTAAGGTAACAAGTATAAACAAAGGATGCAAAGCTCTTGTTCTTGATACAGAAATGGCTACAATAGATATGAAGTTCAGAATAGCTTCATCTCTTACTGGGATTCCAGTGTGGCATCTTGAGACTGGTAATTGGAAAAAGAACGCTCAACTTTATGCTAAATTTGAAGAAAGCAAAGCAAAGATAAGAAGCGTAACCAATCAAGTAGACCATCTTCAAGTAGCAGGAAAACCAATTGAAGAAGTTATTTCAATTGTAAAACGTTGGTATTTCTCCAAGGTTGGCCGAGGCAATCCATGCGTAATTATATACGATTATATCAAGTTGACTGGAGAGTCTGACAAGAACAAGCAGGAATACCAACTGATTGGAGACAAAGTCAATGCCTTAAAGGGGCTTTCTTTAGAGTTGAACGTCCCAATTCTTACTGCTTGCCAATTAAATCGAAGCGCAGAGAACGGGGTTGACGATAGCAGCGCAATCTCGCAATCTGACCGTTTGCAGTGGTACGCCTCATACGTCGCCATCTTTAGACGTAAAACTGTAGAGGAAATTGCTCTAGACGGTCAAGAGTTTGGGTCCCATAAGATGATTCCTCTTGCCACTCGATTCCAAGGAAGAGACTCTCAGGGGCATCACGACCTTGTAAGGATACAAGAGGGTAGATCGGTGAAGTATCAACCAAACTTTATAAGTTTTAATATTTCTAATTTCAACGTTGAGGAAAGAGGAACTCTTTCTGAGATTGTGCAAGCTAGGGCTCTCCGACCAGAGCTTAACGATTCTGGAGATGGAGAAGTCCTATGAATGACTGCGAATCAGTAAGACAAATACTTCAAGACATAGGATATGTATTGACAGACAATGGCAGAGAGTTCAGAGCAAAACCTCTTTACCGTGATTCTGATAATGATAGCGTATTACGAATTTGGAAAAATTCAGGACAATGGGTTGATTTCAAAGAGAACATTAGCGGCTCAATAGAAGATTTAGTTAAGCTTACCCTTAAGCTAAAGGACCTTAGTGAAGCGAAACACTGGATTGCTGCAAAAGGAATCAATACAAATTCCGAAGATGTTGAAAAACCAAAGGCATTAACAAAACAAACAACTACTTTTGATAAGTCTATTTTAATAAAGTTGTTAAGAGATGATTCTTATTGGAATAGTCGCGGCATTTCGTCTTCCACTCTAGCGCCATTTCAAGGAGGAGTCGCAACTGGAGGAAAGATGTTCAATAGATATGTTTTTCCAATATTTGATAATCAAGACAACATTGTGGGGTTTTCAGGTAGAGACGTCTCTAAAATCAGCCTAGAAGGCAGGCCAAAATGGAAACACATTGGAGACAAAAAAGAATGGGTTTTCCCATTGAAGGTGAATCTTAAAGAGATTAAATCTGCTAAAAAAATCATCTTGGTCGAAAGCGTTGGTGATATGCTGGCCTTAAAAGAGAATGGAATCAATAATTGCATTGTGACGTTTGGATTAAACATTACTTCCAAGATAATTTATTCGCTTATATCAATAAATCCCAACGAAATAATAATAGCTTTTAATAATGATGGATCCGAAAATGGCGCTGGTAACATGGCAGCCCAAACAGTGCAAAATAAATTGAGAGATTACTTTGACATCAAGCAAATATCAATCAAATTACCACAGGGGGCAAATGATTTTGCCGACCTAAATTTAGAGAATAAAAACAAAATTTTAGAAAGGCACAAGTCAATATGATAAAAAAAGAAAAAATCAAACTCAGCGCGAGCAAAATCAAAACTGTCGAAGGCTGTAGCTGGCTTTACTATTCTAAGTATATACTTAAATTTCCTGACATATCGAACTCTGGAGCTTCAAGAGGCACAATTTGTCATTTGATTTTTGAACTGCTTCTTACTGACAGGCATAAAAAGTATTTTGAAGATCTATGTCTCGGTAAAGTTGGAGTTATCAAAAATCCTTGCATACATAGATTGATTCTAAAAAATGCAAAAAAACTGAAAGTAGACGATGAAGAGAATCTAGATTTGATATACAACATGATCCAGACTGGATTGGTAAGCGATTTCTTTTGCAATGGAGCTTCATTAGTCGAAGCCGAGTCCGAATTCAAGTTAGAAGAAGAAGACTACATAATTAACGGCTTTATTGACAAGCTTGCTAAATTTAGCGATACTGATTATAAAATTTATGATTATAAATCAAGCAAAGGAAAATTCTCTAAAGAGGAAATAGATTTCAATCTTCAAAATCTTATGTATTCTTTAGCTGTATTTAAGACTAAAGGTTATATTCCAGATGTGTCTTTTATATTTTTAAAGTTTAAAAAACAACCTATTCAAGAAGCTCCAAAACCCACAATAGAACAATTAGAAGGATTTAAAGCGTATCTCGCATACATTGCCGGATATCTATCTAAATTTAATGAAAAGAACGCCATCGAAAATCTTGCCGCTGATTCTCCTAAAAAGAAATGGATGTGCGGCAGCGATATCGAAGGAAAGTGGATTTGCCCATCTAGGCGTGCCGCAGATTACTACATCGGTACTGATGCAGATGAAAAATTTATTAAAGCATCATTTAAAAAAGAAGATTTACTAAAAGATTTAAAAGTGGCCCTTATCAAAAAAACAGAATATAAAGGTTGCCCGCGCTGGAGGAGAGACGACTCTAAATTTTGATTGACTTGTTGCATTCGGTGAGCATATTGCCCTATGGAGTATTCAGCTATTCCGCTTTTTAAATCCCACTACAGCATTGGGAAATCTGTTCTGACCCTTTCCAAGGCTGGCTCAAGCGAGCCTGACGAACCATGCTCTATAATAGACATAGCTAAAAAGTTAAAACTTGACACAGTGTATCTAGTAGAAGATTCTATATCTGGATTTCTAGAGGCCTATAAGTCTTGCGAAGATGCTAAATTGAATTTAAGATTTGGCCTTCGTTTGACAGTTTGCGATGATGTAGAGAATAAAACATCAGAGTCTAGGGAAAAGGAGCATAAAATTATAGTATTTATAACTAATACTGAAGGATATTACGACCTCATCAAGATATCTACTTTTGCAAGCATAAATGGTTTTTACTATTATCCAAGGATAGATTGTAAAAACTTAAAGAAGCTTTGGAATGAAAAAAACTTGGCTCTTAGCATCCCATTCTACGACTCTTATGTTTTCAAAAATAATTTGACTTATAGCATTTGTGTCCCAGATTTCAGCTTTTGTAATCCAATTTACTTTATAGAAAATAACAATTTGCCCTTTGATGAAATTCTTAAATCAAAAATTGAAGAAATCGTCACAGACAAACTTCTGGCTGTCCAGACTCAGTCTATCTATTATGAAAATAAAGAAGACTTCTTGTCTTATCTGACTTTTAGATGCATCTCAGAAAGGACTACTCTCAACAAACCCAATCTAAATCATTGCTCTTCAAACGAATTCTGCGCGGAATCATTGGAGGAAAAATATGGAAAATGAACTTCTAAGGTTTGATAAGTCTAAAAGACTGGTCTTTATCGATTGCGAGACTCTTAACCTCTGTTTAAACTTCTGTCAAAATCTCCCTTGGCAAGTCGCTATGATTGACACTCTTGGCGGAAAAAAGATTGATGAGCGAGACCTCTTGATTAAATGGGACACTAGTCTAAAGATATCTGAAGACGCAAGAAGAATCACTCGATACCCAGAAGAACTCATCAAAACCACTGGTAAGAAATTCGATGACGTTTTTGATA